GCAAGACGCGCTAACTGCACTTGACTGGGACGACGGGCGAGATGTGCGTAAGGCCTTTGATACGCTGCGACAGGAAAACCAGAGTCTCCGAAGCGAGATTAAGGATGCACTCACAGCGATCAGTACCAAAACGCAGCGTCAGGACTGGGACAGCATGGTGACTCAACACGTACCGCAACTAACTAGTAAAAACCCGATATTTGCCGAGATGATTCAGAAGGCGAGCAATCCTTATGAGGCGGCGTATTTACTGGCAGAGCTGAACGCTAGAGCACAACCTGCTGCACAACAACCTCCTCCACAAAACGGGAATGCGCAGAGAGCTCTTCAAAATGCCCAGAAACCACAGACGCTGGCGAGCATTGGTGGCGGTGGGACGTTGAGCAGTGCCGATTACTACGCGAACATGTCTGACGAGGATTTCATGAAAATAGCCGCGAGGAATCTGGCGAATATCTAACCGCACAAGGTTGATATGCCAATTACCACATTACAACAGGTCCCTCCAGAAGTACGGACCTATTTTGACAGGCTCCTGCTTACATTAGCGCGGCCTTACTACATCTACGACATGTTTGCTCAAAAAAGAACTATACCGTTGAACTCTGGCGATCAGATGATTTTCAGACGGTATGCGACTTTGTCAGCAGCAACTGTGCCTATCCAAGACGGGACAACTCCTCCAGGAGACAGTTTAGCCGTTACCGACTTTAGCACGCAAATTAAATGGTACGGAAACTTCGTCGTTATTACAGACCAAGTTCAATTCACAGTTCAAGATAGAGTACTAAACGAAGCAACTAGAGTACTATCATTACAATTAGGGTTAACTATCGACACACTAATTCGTAATATGATGGTTGCAACTGCTAGTTCTATTTCTTGCTCAAACGGAATTAACGGGTCGACCCCCACAGAGGTCACTACACCAGATATCAAGACTGCTGTACGTGCTCTCAGACTGGGTAACGCTCGCCTGATGACCAAACCTATTCCTGGTGAGAATCGCTTCGCTACAAGTCCTGTACGGAGCTCCTATTGGGGATTCATGGCAGTTGAGATTCAGAATGACCTCGAAGCTTGCGCAGATTTCCTTAGTGTAGCCAACTATCCTAATCCATTAGATGCGTTGGAAGCAGAGTGGGGTTCAACCAACAACGTGCGATGGCTCCTAAGTACAAACGGATTCAACAACGGGGCAGCGACTCCAGTGTGGAACAGCATCATCCTCGGGCAAGAGGCTTATGGTGTTGTAAAGCTAGGGTCTAAAGAAGCCGAATTTCTCGTGAAGCCATTAGGGTCTAGCGGTACCGAAGATCCATTAAATCAACGAGGCTCTGTAGGGTACAAGTATCCGTTTGCTACTCGCCTATTGAATGACAACTGGATCACACGCTTGTTGTCAACTGAAAATACATTTTAATCAATAGGAGGAATTAGAAATGCAATACAGAAACGGATTTATTACAAGTACCGGGGCTGCTGTTACTTTGCCGCTCGGCTTCGTACCAGACAAATTCCAGATCTACAACCTAACGATCTTGGAAGTGAACCCACCGAACAGTGCGACAGTAGGTGAGTCTCTGTGGCTAAAGAGTATGCCGAATGCAAGCTCGCTTCAGACGACATATACCGCTGGTGCACCGGTTGTATCTTACATCACTTCTAATGGTATCACGCCTGTGGTCCTTGGTGGTGACTGGCAGAACACTATCTATACGATCACTGGAATTACTAACGCGAATCCAGGGGCTGTGACTGTCACTTCCGTAACACCAACGAATTCAATGACATTGGTGAACGGGATGACTGTAACGATCTCCGGTGTTGTTGGAATGATTGGACTGAATACTAACCGCTTCATTGTGGCAGGTATTTCCGGTACTACTTTCAAGCTATACGACACATTTGGAAATCCAGTTGATACAACATCTCTAGGTACTTACGTATCTGGCGGAGAGTTGGATGTGATCTCGTATCCTCCGACAGCTCCTGTGATAAACGCAACAACTGGTCAGGTAATTACTCCGGGATCACCTGCTGGGTTGCAATTGGACATCGGCTACGAAGGGGTGACGCTTGGAACTGCGGTAGTGGGAGCATCTACTAACACGCTTTTCTGGGAAGCTTTCTTTGCTACGCCGACTGGCTGGTAAGAGAACAAACGCGAGGAGGGGAGCGATCCCTTCCTCTAGGAGCACGAATGACAGCAGTAGTGGGCTTCCCTTTAGGGACACTGTACTTGATCACGAACATCACGCAGAGCAGACCGGGTGTAGTGACGCTAACTTCAGTGACGCAGGCGAACTCGTTTTCGGTAACTGTGGGTCAAACGGTGACTCTTTCGAATGTGAAGGGAATGTGGCAGGTGAACGGGGAGCGGTACATTGTGGCGAACCTAGATACCAACGCGATGACGTTTGAGCTTTACACGCTGCAATACAGACCCGTGGATACGACGAATTTTGCGCCTTACGTATCGGGCGGCGAGATGAACATTATATCGTACAACCCTCCGGCTGGGCAACCTCCCGGGCTGATGTACAACAACCAATAGAACCAAGCGCGCTAAAAAATTTTGCCTTGAGTGTAAAGAAATTTTTTGCAAGGCCGCTTTACATGGAGATTGAAATGGCAGTAATAACACGCAAAAAACCAAAGAAAGTACCGGTAGAGAAGCTACAAGAAGAGCATCTGAGTGGACCTGCTGATGAATCGTTAGAACAGGTGTCACGGGAGCTACAAGAAGAACAAGTGGTGGTCGTCAAAGAGATGCCACGGCTTGAGAAGGTGATCTTCCGCAACCAGAGGGACCCAGGACACGTACTAGAATTTCACTATGCGAGCAAGACGCACCCATTCAAGCAGTACAAGCTGATCGACGGCAAGGAATATTCGCTTCCCTGGGAGGTAATTCGAAACTTGGAGAGTTGCCGCGAGAACATAGAGAAGTACCGCCGCAACGCTGAAGGGATACCGCAAGTATACATCGCAGGTTACAAGACACACTTCGTATGTGAGAGGGCCTAATGTCATTTCCTGCACAAGTTTGGAACTTACAGAACATCATCACGGAGCTTAGGGGGATAACCGGTCGTCCCGATGCGAGCATGATGACCGATACTTATGCAGCGGAAAAGATCAATTACTACTACCAGTATGTGTTGCCGAAGGAGCTGAAGATCTTCTGGGAATACACGTACTATCAATTTTTCACGCAGGCGAATGTTGACCAGTACCCGGCACCGAATACGTTTCAAACACTGAACCCGCAAGTATGGGCAGATGGATGGCCGATCACTTGGTATATTTCGCCTGACCTTTTTTATCAAGACTACCCGCAGCAGATGAACAAACAGGTAGTTGGAACGGGTAATGGAACTACCGGGCCTTTCACGTTTCAAATTTCTGCATATCCAATATTAGAAGGAAGTTTATATGTCACCGATGGAGTACAAGTTGCCACCGACAATGGATCCGGAGGTTTTAATTCTCCTGATAGCGGCACTATTAATTACACTAGTGGGTCTGTTTCATTAACGTTTGGTTCTGCCACAGTCAATAACGCGAATCTTACTGCTACATCCCAGACATACATGCCCAATCGACCGTGTGGGATTCTGTTCTTCAAGAGCCAGCCATTACCTGATGCGACGCAGGCAGCTATCAATGCAGACAACATGTTCGTGCTTCGACCTGTGCCCGATCAAGTGTATCTCATCAAGATGCAGGGTATCCAGGTACCTTCGCCGCTTGTTAACTATACAGACGTGCCATTCCGTGCAGACTTGGGCCCATTGATTGCGCTGGGGGCGTCGCTTCATATCTTCAAGCTATTCAACCAGATGGACCAATACGATCAGTACCTGCCGGAGTACAACCGATTCAAGGACGTAAGCATGCAGGACACCTACGAAGAGCTCTTGTACCAGAGAGCCGTACCAGCATTTTAAGGAGACGAAATGGTTTACACAAATAACGTACCGCAGGGCAACCAAACGATAGCGAATTCGCAGCCCCAGATACAGGCTAACTTTGGATTTCTTGATACGGGAATAGGAACCGAGCACAACTTCAATGCAGCGGGCAGCGGAACAGACATGTACCACCTGCAAGCGTCGATGCCGAATAGAACATTAGATCCAGTAGCTTTACCGGCAGACACAAATGGGATGTACTATGTGAGAGCTGGTGGGGCGCGATTCTACGATGGAACGACGATTTGCAAGTTGACAGAAGGAAACGCGGCTACTAACGGGTACCAGTGGATTGGCAAGGTGTTAGTGCAGTGGGGATTCAAAGCGGTTACGACTCAATCAACCGGATCAACAACATTCATTACTGCGAATATAAATTTCCCTACTGCATGTTTTAACGTCATCGCATCTCCTGTTTATGATAGTGGTTCTTCTACACCTACTAACAGTACGACGATTGTTTATATAGATGAAGGAACGACAACTAATACCGGATTTGGATGGAGGTTTGTAACTAATTCTTCTAGTGTTACGGGGTTCTTCTGGGTAGCTATAGGTAACTAATGAAAGATTACCAAAAGTTCGCTATCAGCAACTTTCGCACTGGTTTTGACGAAGCGGTAGAGCCGTGGTTGCTTCCTCGTGACGCGTATCAATCGATGGTGAATGCGCACTTGTATCGTGGTGTGCTTGAGCGGATCGACGGGTACCAGCTCTATGCGACGATGGGCAACAGACACATCATGAGCTTAGGTGCACCAAATGGAGGCACAAAGACATTCACTATCACGATAAGTCCGCTGCCGACGACGACGAATTTCTTTGCATATGGAACGATTGTTGTGGCTACTAGCGCAGAAACGTTCCAGTATCAATCAGATGGCGTGTCACCGATCATCAACCTGGTGGGCTCGGCTGGTGGTACAGGCACAGTAAATATCGCGACGGGGGCCGTTTCTATCACGTTTAACACTGCTCCTCCTGCCAATACTTATAGCGACATCTTCTTCGTTTGGGACGCAGCGCCTGCCGATACTTCAGCGATAATGGGTATCAAGCAGTACTACTCATCTACAGGCGGGCAAGACGTGCTTGTTTTCGATCAGAAGCGTATGGGCATCATTACGGCTATCTCCGGTACATTGATGCCAGCACAGGTGGGTACGCTTCAAGGCATCAGCGAAGTACCGCACGATTACTACGCTTCGGCGATATTTACTGGTGACGCAGCGACTGTTACATTTTCAGGTACATTAGCAGGTCATCCGATGGTTCCTGGGACGGTGCGTTTCTTGCAGTACACATCGGCAGGTGTTCTAGTGAGCACGATTACCGATAACGGTGTGGGTGGATTGACAGGTCCAGGTGTAACTAGCGGAAGCATCAACTATCTCACAGGTGCATATACAATCACGTTTACGGTAGCGCCGGCCAGTGGGAATGTGTTTAACGCGACAACCGGTATGTATGGCGACTTGTTTACAGGTTCAATCTCGAACTTCTTCACGCTGGCGAACTATCAGTACATGGCGTTTTTCACTAATAGCGTCGATCCAATCTTCTACTATGACGGGGTGTCGATTCACTATCTCAATCCGATAATAGATGTGGGTTTGATTACTGCTACTGCGGGTGTTCCTAATAACATTGCTGCACTGGGAGGAATCACAAAGACGTTGCACTTGACAATCAATCGTGATAGGTTGTTGCTTCTATCTCCTACGGTAGGGGGGGAACTTCAGCAGAGTACAGTCTATTGGTCTAAGCTTTTGTTCCCGTTAGATTTCACAAATGACGAACAAGAACCTGCGGATACCAGCGAACCGATACGCGCTTTTAGCTTCATCAATACAGACTTAGTGGTCCGTTTCGCCAATTCCGAGAGGATATTGCGCTACACAGGAGATGAAAATGGTCCGTTCCGCTTTGACAAAACCAATAGTGTTTGGGCTTGTGATGCACCATATTCGCCTATTAACTACGACTCTTGGTTCTCATCAGTGGGTCGTCCTGCAATTGTTGGATCTGATGGGGTGAATGTGAAGCGGGTTGACGAGATCATCCCAGACTTCACTGACCCGACGCGCCTAGCCTTACAGCTTCCAGTACCGTTCATGAGCCAAACGAGCATCAAGCAATGTTATGGGGAGCGCTTCGACGACATCAAGGAGGGGTGGCTCTGTTACAATAGCACGCCCAATGCGGATGAATCGACTGTAACGGCGTCTGATAATGTGCTTGCGTTTAACTATCTCGATCAAACGTATGCGGTATACCAGTTCCCGTTTAGCTGTCTTGGTTACGGTCGTATCATTCGAGTTCCAACTTGGGGAACTATTTTCAAGACGTGGGAGGACATGAACATCACATGGGATTCTTACGCGATAGAGGGCAACGCGCTGATCGATCTTGCAGGGGACCAGTTCGACAATGTGTACAATCTCAATGACGGGAACTCTCTAGGCGACGAAGTGACACCGGTATTGATGAGCGTGGTGACGAAGAACTTCAACCCATTCATCGAGGAGGGCGAATTGTGCCGGTTCGGGTATCTGGACTTGTTTGTCTCAGTGAATCAGATCTCTACGCTACGGGTGCAGTTCTACGTCAACGATCAGCTCTATGTAGCTAGTAACGGACAACCTGCGGGGTTCTATCAAGAGACAAAGCTTACATTCAATCCAACAGACGCAATGAGTCCGAGTACGAATCAGACGAAGGTGTGGAAGCGCATCTACATCGGTTCAGTCGCTAAGGAGCACACGATACGGCTCTACCAGAATCCAGCGGACTTTACAGAGGACACGCTTGATCAACCAATCTACGTTCACGCGATAGTGCTTTACATGAAGCCTGCCGGAAGGATCTTTAACTAATGGCGAAGCTACAACCGAACTTTAGCTGGCAGAAGTATGAGGGCAAGCCGGAAGACCAAAAGGAGCAGTTCCAGTATCAGTTGCAGCAGGAACACATTGTAGTAGCGAATGCGGTGAATGCGACGATAAGCGACCTGAGTTTCTTTAC